TTATATTGGAATCAAGGGGGTAGGATTATTTTAGCACAAGGGGGCAGAATCGCTTTGGTTTTAGGGGGCAGCTTACACTGGATTTTCCAGCACCGAATTTCCGTTATTTCGGGGCGAACTTCGACCACGTGCTATTCAAAAACAAGATCATCCGCATCGACCGGGACGGCCTGCACGAAATTCGTCCGCAGGACTGGCCCTACTTCGAGTACAGCAACAAGATTCTCGATCACGAAATACAACTGGACAGGAACGGTGTGCTTCCGTTCGACATCGTGGAAACGCCGGCCGCCCTTGCGATACGGAAAGAAATGCAGGGCCTTAATCCCCGGACCCCTATTTATAAGCAAATGCAAGCTGCGCTTGACACGTTGACAGGGACAGCGAGGTTCGAGCTGCGCATCAACCGCCCCGATTTCTCTTTCCTGCGGTACATCTACAACACCGGGCGCGTGCATTGGCGCAAGGAGGAGATGGGGCAGGCGCTCACCGACGAAGAGCGGGCCGAGCAGGATCTGCACTTCATGTCGAAGGTCATGGCACTGGGGTATCTGCTGACCAAATACAAATCGGCGGCCGAGGCAAAGGCGGTATACGCCATGGAGACGGAGATATCCGACGAAGGCCAGCACAAGGGCGGGACCGGAAAATCCCTTTTCCTGGGCAGCATCGAACAAATGCGCAACCAGCTTTTCATCAACGGGCAGGAGCTGCGCCCCGACAAGATGGAATTCCTATTCCAGGGCGTCATCAAGGGCGTAACCGATACGATCTACTTCGACGATGTGAACAAGTCGATCGACCTCCACCGCTTCATGCCGGCGATCACCAACAAGATCACCATCAACGCCAAGTATGCCGCAGCCGTCACCCTCGAATACGCGGAGTCCCCCAAAATATCCTTTTCGAGCAACCACGCCATCCGGGAGTTCGACAACTCCCTCCGGCGCCGAATATGGTTTACGGCATTCTCCGACTACTACCACTCGGCAGACCCGGCAGCCAAACTATCACTGCGGAATCCGGCCACGGAATTCGGGAAGAATCTGATCCAGGACTACACCCCGGAGGAGATGAACGACTTTTACATATTCATGCTTACATGTATGCACGTATACATCAAACATCAGGTCGCGCTTCAGCCGCCGATGCACGACATCGAACAGCGAAACATCCAGCGGCAGATCGGCGATGACTTCATCTACTGGGCCGAAGAGTATTTCGCCGCAGACGGCCGCCGCGATACATTCCTCAATAAAAACGAGGCATTCGAGGCGTATAAGGAATCGCTCCCCAAACGGGCGCAGGACAGTGTGAAGATGCAGACCTTCAAAGGCCGCCTCATTCAGTTCTGCGAGTACAAAGGATGGGAGTTCAACCCGGACGAGATGCTGCAAACCGAATCCGATCGGAAACGCAACGAAATACACCGAAAGGAACAGGGAGTCGATGTCTACTACTTCTACATTCGGACGGCTGAGGAGGACGAGGAAGAGCGGATTTTTTAAGGCCCCCTATTACTGTTTTTTCAACATCAAAACAAACTTTCTGATTTTCTTTGACACTTTGACACCGAAGAGAGAAATAAAAATATAAATAGATATAATACAAATAGTTACGCGATTTTTAGCGGTGTCAACTTGGTGTCAAAACGGTGTCAACTTAAAAAATCGGTGACACTTTTCGAAAATTTCGAAAAAACGGCAATTTTTAGATAAAGCAATGAATATCAACAACATATCGAAAACGGTGTCAACTTGCGTGTCAGCAAAATTTTTCAAGTTGACACCGCATAAAAAGATGATTAACAGCAATTTACGCACGGTGTCAAAGTGTCAAGCAAAAACCGGAAACTAAAAAAATAAAACACAACTTCAAATCTCAACCTCTATGAAGAACGCACAAAACAACACCGCAAACAGCACCCGGCAGCCGGGGCCGAAGAACCCGGACAACTGGGCTCGTATCGAGGCCGTAATCAACATGGCCCAGATGACGACGAATGCATTCGCACGCCACATCGGACTGCCCCGAGGTGAGAACCTCTACCAGATCAAGCGCGGCAACAACGGCATCTCGTTCGACGTAGCTGACCGTATATGCTGCCGCTTCCCGGAGATAAGCAAACTTTGGCTGCTGACAGGCGACGGCAAGATGTTCCTTTCGACCCATCGACCTGCCCTCGGCATCAAACTCATTGCGGCCATGCGCGATCAGGTGTCGGACGATGCCCGCCTGTGCCCTCATGACGACAGCAGCGGCATCGGCTTGATCCGATACGCGGCAGAGCGGCTCGACGATGCCGCGAACCCTAATCTCCCGCGTGACCTGCGAATCATACACCTGACGGCATGCGGCGGGATCATTGCCGCAGAGATCGACAGGCTGATGTCCGAAGCAAGAGAGAAAGGAGGTAAACAATGAAAAGCATCTGTTTTCTCGAAGAACTTCAAAACGCAATCGTCGAATTGCGGAAAACGGAAACTCGCCGTCTGGCAGATCCGCAGCCGGACGATTATCTGAACAATCCCCGAGGCGATTTTGTCCTGCCAGACGGAAGCCGTGCCGATTTGCTGGCACGTCATCATCTCATTCGGCCCCGATACGAGGTCGGTGAGGTGATCTACATCAAAGAGTCGTATGTTGACGACATCGATCCCGACAGGGTATTCTATAAATACGATCCGGCGGACATCCAAGCTCTGCAAGACCTCGGATATGGGGAATACCTCGATAAACCCAAATTCTGGAGGAACAAGCAATCCATGCCGGCACGGCTGGCTCGCTACTTCCTCCGGATAACGGCCCGGCATGGAGAACGGCTGCAAGACATCTCTGAAGAAGCTGCCAGACGCGAAGGGGTGCAGCGGCACCCGGATATTCCGAACGCTTATGTCCATTATGCACCGAGTCTGCATTTTTCGGCGGAACAGCTGAAAGACGGAGCGCCCTACTGCCGGACAGCACGGACCAGTTTTCAGACGCTCATGGAAATGCTCGAAGGACCCAAAATCTGGGAAAAGAATCCCTTCGTCTGGGTCTACAAATTTGAATTGGTATCCGAACTGGCGGCATTCGAGCGCCGGCATTATGAACTCAAATAACACAACGATATGAACTTCGGGAAATAATGGCGATCAAACTCCTCTACATCGACCTTTTTTGCGGTGCCGGCGGAACCTCGACGGGCGTCGAACGGGCACAGATCGACGGTCGCAAGTGCGCGAAGGTCATCGCATGCGTCAACCACGACGCCAACGCGATCCTCTCGCATGCGGCCAACCACCCGCACACGCGCCACTTCACCGAGGACATCCGCACACTCGATCTCGGACCGATGAAAGTACACGTCGCCCGAGAACGCATGAAGCACCCCGGTGCGAAACTCGTGCTCTGGGCCTCGCTGGAATGCACGAACCACTCCCGGGCCAAAGGCGGCATGTCGCGCGACGCCAACAGCCGCACGCTGGCCGATCACCTTTTTCGCTACATCGAGGAGTTGCGCCCCGACTATATCCAGATCGAAAATGTCGTCGAATTCATGGAATGGGGGCCACTCATCGTCAAGGAGAGCGTCGGCCCGGACGGTGCGGCCTTCTGTCCGCTCGACATCAAACACGACCGCAAGCGACGGACAACAACCGTCGCCCCGGTGTGGGTTCCCGCCCCCGAACACAAGAGAATACACTACCGCCGCTGGGTGGAAGAGGTATGCGCCCACGGCTACCGGTTCGAACATCGTGTGCTCAATGCGGCCGACTTCGGGGCCTACACATCCCGGGTACGATATTTCGGGCAGTTCGCGCGGCCGGATTTGCCGATGGCGTGGCCGCGGCAGACGCACGCCCGAAATCCGGAGCAGACACGCGACCTTTTCACCGAACCGCTCGCGCCGTGGCGGCCCGTGCGGGAATGCCTCGACTTCGAGGATCGCGGTGAGTCGATCTTCGATCGCCGCCGGCAACTCGTCGGAGCGACGCTCGATCGCATCCACGCCGGGCTGGTGAAATTCGTCGCAGGAGGCAAAGACGCTTTCCTCGTCAAATACAACTCCCGAAACCAGTCCGGCAAATACATCGCTCCGGGACTCGACGCTCCATGCCCGACCGTGGCGACACAAAACCGGCTCGGCGTAGCCCGTGTAGATTTCCTGTCCAAGCAGTTCAGCGGACAGCCTGCGGGCAAGAACATCCCCATTGACGGCCCGGCCGGAACCGTTACGACAATCGACCACCACGCCTTCGTATCGGCATACTACGGAAACGGATACAACTCACCCGTCGAACGGCCGGCTCCTACGCTGACAACAAAAGACCGATTCCAGTTGGTGCAGCCATTTATCACCAACTACTATTCCGGCGGCGGGCAACTCTCCGGAGTGAACGAACCAACCGGCGCGCTGCTGACGAACCCCAAGCAGCGTATCGTGAACGCCCACTACCTGCTGAATCCGCAATACCGGTCCGCCGGCGGCTCTGTGGATGCGCCTTGTTTCACGCTGATCGCACGGATGGACAAACGTCCGCCTTATCTGGTATCCATCGAGCAGGGAGTACCTGCCTGGACAATCAAACCGGACGACATTCCCGAAATGGTGCGCGTGAAAGAGTTCTGCATCCTCTATGGCATCGTTGACGTCACGATGCGAATGCTGCGCATCCCCGAGATGAAACGCATCCAGGGATTCGGCGACGATTACGTGCTTATCGGATCGCAGGAGGAACAGAAGAAATTCCTCGGCAATGCCGTCGTCACCCAGGTAGCGACCGCATGGAGTGAGGCAACAGCCGCAGCTATCGACGAAATAAAATCACCTGAAAAACAACACAAAAAGTCCAACTATGAAAATCACAATCGAAAACACCGACAAAATCGTTACCCTGAACGGAATTCCGGCCCGTATCTGGGAGGGAAAAACCGACTCCGGAATCCGAGTCCATTGCTTCATACCCCGGATAGCCGTGAGACGGGACGAAGCACGCATCGAAGAGTTTGAACGGGAATTACAGGAAACGGCATCCCCGAGTCCCGAAATAGCCGCCTACCCTTCACGCCTGATTATATGACGTCCCGGCAAATCAAAGCGGCGCAGCTCCGCCACCGCATGGCCATCCAAGCCATGACCCCGCACCGACTGCCGAAGCGGCCGAGCAAGGTCGAACAGCAGCAGGCCGCCATCGCCGTTGACATGCTCGTGATGGTATTGGCGCTGCCCTATGCAATGCTCGATCTCGAAGACGGACTCAAGGCTGCGGGAAAATTCCGACATGAGATCAAGCGCCGGCATCGTCAGGCCGAAGAGATCGTTTTCTCCGTGACGGAGCCGGCCTATCGAGTCTTCGCCCGCTACTCCGAGGAACTGGCATGGGATTACGTCGAACGGATGGAAAACCTCTATGCCTACATCCGAGAACAGGTTCCCGGCCTCGAAGGTGCAGACGGGGCGGTCGAGTTGATCGAAGCACTCTGCCGACTGATCGAGACCTACAACCGGCGACTCGAATACGTCTACTATTTCAACCGTGCAGAACCGATCTACAAGATTCCACGACTGCTCGAATGTATTCCCGCCCGCAGGCGCGACATCGCCGAACAGATCGAGACGGCATTGCAAAACTACAACCGCGAACGATATGGAAAATCTTGACATCACACCCAAGGAGATCGAAACATACTCCCGAAAGTTGATCCCGAAACTGGCCCGGTATCCGCCGTGGCACTGGGTTCGAATTGCCGACATCGCGCACAATGTCGAACGATTCATCGGCATCTGCCAGTACCTCGCCGACAGAGGCGCTTTCGACGACGAGGACGGTGAAATGCAGATCGACATCTATAAAGATACCTTCGTGAGGCTCAACCCTATGTATTGGGAAAAGAAACGACTCCACAAACATAACCCTTATGATCGTAAAACTCAACATCAAAAACAAAATCCTTTTTAACTATCTGGATTATCTGTTTATCCGCAATCCGGACGGGACTCATCATGTGACAATGAAAAACGACTTCGGGCGTCTGCTGGTCGCTCTTGTCCGCCGATCGCCGACAGAGGTTCCCGTCCGAAACGACGGATTCACAGCGCGTCTGAAACTCCCGAAGAACATCTGTTCGCAAAATGCCGAGTTCTACCATCTCTATTTCACCGAACAGGACGCAGCCCGGCTCAACGTACTCCTCGACACGATCTTCAACCTGGATTTGAATGCCTACTACCTGAAGGGCAGCAAACGCAATATCCAGAAGCGGGAGATCATCGAGGCATTCATCGTCAGCAGGAAACTGTTCGCCGAAGATTTTGCCGAAACACTCGGCAAACGGATCTACCGAGAACAACTCAAAGATTTCGAGCGTTTAGTATCCTCGCTCTACAACAAAGCACGCTACAACAACGACCGGATCGAAGGGCTCGAAAAACCTTCGGAATAGCCGTTGTTAAATAAATTTAGTTTTAATAGCGATTTTAACTTTTTAACTGATAATAAAATGCCACGCAAAACCATCGTCCGCCTCTCGGTCAAGTCAGCCTTTACCCCGGAGGCCCCATTTCGGGAGCTGCAACTCTCACCCGGGAGTGCTTCCATCGAAATCTCATCCAAAAAAGAGACACCGGGACTCCTCTGGACTACAAAGATCACCGCAACACTCGTGCGGGACGATCGTCAACTCCACGAGCCCTGCATCTTCCGGGTCCGGACAACCGAGGCTTACTATATCATCGGAACCGAAGATATCCCGGCGCAACCGACGCATAAAGAAGAGCATTTGGTGGTCATAACCATTGAATACAAGTCCAGGACCAAACCCACGGCGCATAAAAAAGTCCTTTCCATAGCCCCCGCCTGCGAGTAAGTTTGCATCGAGTAAACTATTCGCATTATGCCCGACATCCGAGTCGCACTCTCCCTATACCGTCATCCATGGCTCGTGGACGCCGCAATCCTCGCCGTAGGACAGCGCATCCTCGCCGGTGGGAAGATCGACCTCGAGAAAAAAGCAGCGGCCTATCCCGTCCAACTTGTCCAGGACGCTCCCGAAAATCCCGAGGCCCCCGACACCGAAAAGAAGGTGGACGGGGCCGTCGCGGTATTTCCGCTCAAAGGGATGCTCCTCAAAGAGGATACATGGTGCAGTTACGGTACCGAGACCGTCGCCCGGGCAATACGCAGCGCCGCACATGACGACCAGGTCATAGCGGGGGTATTGGCCGTAAACTCCGGAGGTGGTTGTGTCGATGCTATACCCTGCATGCTGAAAGCCATCGACGAGTTCAGGAGCTGCGGAAAACCGATCTTCGTGCACTCGGATTACTGCTGTTCGGCGGCATACTGGATCGCATCCGCGGCCGAGCGTATATTTATGGACAACACGATGGCATCCATGGTCGGCTCGATCGGGGCCCTCGCCCAGGTCATGGAAACCGCACCGGGAGATCTCGAGAAGAACGGATACAAGATCCACATGATCTATGCCGATGAATCGCCCGACAAGAACAAAGCCTACCGCCGTCTTCAGGAAGGGGACGAAAGTGTTTACAAGGAGGATCTCTCGCGCATCGTATCGATCTTCCATACCGACATCAAGGCCAACCGGCCCGACCTCGCGGCAGACGCCCCGGGAGTTCTCACCGGCGACGTCTTCTACGCAGATCAGGCTGTCGCCAACGGTCTCGCCGACGGCGTGATGACACTCGAGGAAGTCATCGCGCTGGCGGCCATCGATTCCACGAAACCGAATCAATCCATTTGATACCATGTCTTTTCTCAAAACTATTTCAAAGGCCATTCTGAAGACAGTAGGAGCGGCCGAATTCGCAAAAGACGAGAGCGGCAAGCCGATCCTCACGGCCGAACAGCGGGCCGTCGCCGTTGAGAAATTCGGCGAAGGTGCCATCGCAGCTTTCGAGCAGGCGCTCGCAGGTGATGACGACGACGCACAGAAAGGCGTCAATTTCCTCATGGCGCTCAAAGAGGCGCATGATCTCGACGCAAAGGATCTCAACGACCGTCTCACTGCCGCGATGGCGGCGCAGAAGAGCGCCGAGGCGGAGCGCGACCGTCTGGCCAAGCTCCCCGAACCTCATCCTGCCCCGACCGGAGCCGCATCGGTTCCCGCCCCGGCCATTATGGTCGATATGAAAGCCCTGCATAACGTTCAGGTTGCGGCAATGCTCAAGGAGGGCCGCATCTATGGGGCCGCCGACACCCCCACCATCGACGTTGCGGAACTCAACAAGGAGTTTTCGATGGCGATGCCGCCTAAACAGCGTATCGACATCCTCACCAAGGAGATCTACCTCGGATTCCCCGACCATGTCCACATGACGATGGTGCAGTCCGACACCGATTACATCGCATCGGCAGCCCTGATCGACTCCGTAGTTCAGGAGTTCACCGACGTATGGACTCCGAAGGGACAGGCCAAGTTCACCCCGATCCGCATCCCCTACCGCCGCCACAAGATCAACGTGCGCATCAAGCCCACGCAGATTCTCAAAAGCTGGCTTCTGTATCTCTACCAGCAGAACACCACTTTCGCGCAGATGCCCATCACCAAATACATCGTCGAGCAGCACATCCTGCCCAAGATCCAGGATGACCTCACGCGCAAGATGGTCGGCAAGGGCAAGTACGAAGCCGCTCCCGCCGGGCAGAACGACGGTGACGCCGGACGCGACGCCGCGCAGGCCATGGACGGATTCGAAACCATCATCTGCGAGGATCTCAAGACCGGCAAGGCCAAGATGAACTTCTTCAAGGGCGCCGTAAACCTCTTCGGCCTCGAGGGCAAGGAGTTCCTCGACGCATTCCATGCCTACGTGGACGGCATCAGCAAGTATTTCGTAGGCAACCTGCCGATCTTCTGCTCCGAGCAGATGGTGCTGCACTACCAGCGTCAGGATTTCGCCGTAAACGGCAAGTACACAGGCCAAACGATCGGAAACTCGGTGCGGTTCACCAAGTTCACGCTCGTCCCGCTGCTCTCCATGTACAACTCGCCGATGCTCTTCGCCACTCCCAAGGAGAACTTCGTGGAACTCGTGGACATCAACAAGGCCCCGAACATCATCCAGAAGATCGAAGAGCACCACTACGACGTAGACATCATCGGCGAGTTCTCACTCTCGGTCGGCTTCCGCATCGGCGAAGCCTTGTACGTATATGTCCCGGCGGACTACGACCCGACGAAGGCCATCATCGCAGACTCTTCGGACATCGTGGCCGAAGGCAGCGTGTGGACGCACGGAGGATCTGCCGGAACCGAGACGACAGATCCCGACCCCGACGCCGGAGGTGACGAGGAAACCGCTTAATTTCGAATAGACTATGGCACAGCAAATCAAATCAGTCCCCCGCCCCGAACCGGGCGCGGGGGTTCCGACGCCCAAAGGTGAATTCCTGTACTTATACTTCACCGACGACATCGAGAAAGAACCCGACATCCAGCTGGGGAAGACAGCCTACACGGCCGAGGAGTTCGCGCTCAAAACCGGCGCCAAAGGCATCAAGTTCTACGCCACATCCGGAACCATCGAACCCGCCATCGAGAAAACCGGGGAGACCGATTCCATCGGATTCACGCACGGGATCAAATGGGCATATCCCGGAGCCGCGGCCGACGGCGTGATCTCCCTGCTGGCGAACCGCTCGGTCGTAGCGTTCCACCAGACCTGCGAGGGCGGGATTTCCCGAAAGTACGGCTCCAAGTGCTGCCCCCTCTGTTTCTCGGAGATCACCTACACCGACAACAAGGAGGCCAACAAACGCGAAATCACCTTCAAAGGTGCATCTCCCGAAAAATACCTCCCGATCGACATCTCCGGAGATCTCCCCGCAGTCGAGGAGTTCGAGGTCGAGTCCGACGCCGGAGGTGAAACCGCCTAACACGCAGCTCCCATGACCCAAAAAGCAACGATAATCCAAACCCCGACGGCCCCAAAGGCCGCCGGGGATACGGGCGTCCAAGAGGAAGTGCGGGATATTAATTCGAAACAAGACGGCCGCGACGCCCCGGCCGAACCCGCCAAACCAGAAGATGCGGATACCAGAACATCGGTTGCATCCCAGGCGTTCGGAATCTCCGAGCGCACGGTCATCGTAATCGCAGCCGCAGGGGCAATGGCAGAACTCATGCTCCGCATGTGGCAGAAAGCTGCGGTGCCGGCCGACATCCGCATCGTCCCGGTGTTGTCGTTAGCCGAAACGATGGCTAACATCATAGCGGACGACCTGATTCCTGACGAATTCATCTTCGTGCCGCACGGATGTTTCCCAACGGCCAGGATGACGCTCGCGGACCTGAGTCTCTACCGCCGGCGCGTTCTCCCCAAGGGCAAAACGGCCGAACACACCGGACTCCCGATGCTCCTGACCAAAGAGCATCTCGTCGATACGCTCAAAGAGTTCACCGACCCGGTACCGCCTGCCGACGAGGATTTCATCGGGCGTTACAACGAGATCGCGCACGCCGGGGAGATTCCCAATCAGGTGGCATTCTCGTTCGGCAATGCCGTGGGATATGTCACCCGGCCCGACTTCTGCCCCGCGGTGCTGATCGACTTCCTGCGTCTGCGCAAGTTCGTATGCGTGACGCCCGAAGCGTTCCCCACAGCACAGCCTTATCTCGAGGAATATGCCAAACGGTAGGATTGCAGAGGACGTTCGCAAATGGTTAAGAGCCGGAGCCGGGATCAACGCAGGGCTCCGGCTCTTTTCCTCGATAAGCGCCAACCGCCATTTCGTCCGGATGGTCGCGGCCAACCCGTCGAAATACCGGCCGATGCTTATCGCCAAACTCTGCACCCTCACCGGAATCGACCCCGGCATTACCGAAGAAGAGCAGCAGACGCCCCCGCGGCCCAAATTCCGGGAACAGTACCCCTTTCTCCGGGAAACAGGATGCCCGCCCGAACTCAAAATCCTCGCGGCCGACAAACTGACAGCATGGGAGAATTACACGCGGGCACACACAGCGCTGTTCGACTGTACATCCCCCGAAGAATGCTACACAACAGCCCGGAAAGTTCTCGACAATTATCTGGAAAACCGGCAGATCTTCGAAGAACTCGACCATTACCTCCGACACCGCACGCCTCTCGGAGTGCATCCGATATTCGAACGGCTGCGCAAAATCCGCGCGTTCCGAAAACTCTCCATCCCCGAATTGTTCAAGGCGCAGAAACGGCTTCAATACCGCGTCTGGTGGCTGCGCAAAGTCATCGAAAAGAACGACAAACCGCATCTTCGGGGAAACCGCGAGGAGTTGCTCGCGGAATACGAAGCGCAGCTCCTCGAAGTAGACAAAATCATTGCAGCCTATGCCCGCAAGAAATAAACCATACGACCGGGACAAGATCGGCGCGACATTCTCCCCGGAACATCAGGAGGAGATCCGGATGCTGGCAGGACTGAACTATACGCCCCGTGAGATCGCCGATTACTTCAAGGTGGACCGCGAACAGTTCATCGCCGAAGCCAGTGATGCCGGCAGCATCGTTCGCCAGCTGATCGAACAGGGACAGATCCGCGTCGCAGCCGACATATCGCTCAAACTCTACGCCAACGCCAAAAACGGCGATGTCCCATCCATTCAGCAACTCGGCCGGATTCGACGCGAAAAAGCCTTTCAGGTGTCGAAACTCGACCTGTTCGGAGGATTCGAGGACAAGGAAATCTACGAGAAGCTCAACGAATACATTTCATCGGGGTGTTCCGCAAGCCTTTCGAGAGACGAACAGACGTTCTTCGAACTCCTTTCTACGATCAGCTCTCTCGACCGGAAGTTCGGAAAACGAAACACCGTCCGACTGCTGGTGGCTCAATACGGAATGACCTATGCGAAAGCAGTGGATCTCTACGAACAGGCCGACGCACTTTTCTATTCCAACCGGAACAGCGACCGCGAGGCCCTGCGGAACAAATACGCCGACATGCTCTACGACTGGGCCGTGCAGGTGGCAGACACGGCACAGTCGGCCAAAGATTTCGAGATCGCAGGCGATCTGATGATGAAAAGCCGCGCCGCCCGGGGACTCGACAGGGAAGATATCCAGAAACTCCCCGCGGCCATGTACCTCCGCCCGATACGTGTATTCTCGCTGACGCCCGAAATATCGGGACTCCCCAAGGTCAACCGCCAGCAACTCGCACAGCATATCGCAGCCCTTCAGATTCCCGAGCGGGAACGGCGGCGCGTCCGCAACGACGCATTCATCGAGGACGTAAACATCGAAGAATTCATCGCATATGCCGAACAGAGCCAAAATTAAAACAGGGGCAAAGCCCTATGTCGCCGAGGTGCTGATGAACTGGCTCGCGCAGTTCCTGGCGATGATCCTTCCGACCAACCTCGCGCTGATCGCAGGACGCGGATCGGCAAAAACTTCGGAAATTCAGGTCGAACGGCTGATCGCAATGATGTACGACATGCCCGGAGCCCCCGCAGCATGGGTAGCAGATACTTTCACCAACCTGCAAGCAAATGTATTGCCCACTGTCCTCGAAGGACTCGAAAGGAAAGGGTACCAGGAAAATACGCACTTCATCATCGAAAAACAACCGCCCGAATACTCGGATAAGGAATGCGAAGATCTCCCCCAGTGGCTCCGCCCGCATTTCTGGAAGCCGTTCAATAAGATCGTCAGCTACAAGCGTACGATCATCTTCTTCACGGGATTCAACCTGACATTCGGATCACTCGACCGCCCGGCCTCCTTGGCAGGCCGCTCCTACGTCCATGTGTTCGGCGACGAAGCCAAATATTTTCCCGAAGAGAAGATCGCAAACCTCCTGAAGGCCGTGCGAGGATATCGGGTGCAATTCGGGCGATCACCGTTCTACCGCGGGCGCACCTTCACGACGGACATGCCGAACGCTTCCAATGTCGGGGAGTACGACTGGATATTCAAGGACCTCAAGAACATGGACAAGGAGATGGTGCTCACACTCTACAAAACGGCCCTTGTGGTGAACGAGGCGACGCAGGAATATATCGCAGCAAAAGAACGGTTCATGCAGACCCGCACGGACGAAGACCGGAAAGAATACCGCAACAAGCTCCGCACGCTCAACAGATGGTATGCCGACTGGTACGAACTGCGCAAGCACCCGAAGGCCCGCACCGTATTTCTGCTGGCATCCTCGTATGTCAACGTAGACATTCTATCGCTCGAATATCTCGAAGATGCGATGTCTACACAGCTCGCGGATGTGAACGCCGCGATCCTCTCCATGCGCCCCAGACTCGAAGCTGGAATGCGCTTCTATGCCAACCTCGGAGAACGGCACTTCTTCGACGACGGGAATATCCTGTCGGTACAAAACGCATTCGGCCTGCGGGATCGGGAAGATTGCAGCGTCCTCCGTTATCTCGATCCCAAGCGCGCCCTCGACGTGGGAATGGATTTCGGGAATATGCAGTCGATGGTCGTGGCACAGGACGACGGACACATCCTCCGATGCCTCAAAACCTTCTACGTACTCCCGCCGGCGTTCCTGCGGGAATTGGCGGATGATTTCCTCGCCTATTTCGCACAACACAAAGAGAAAACCATAAACCTCTACTACGATCGGGCCGGAAACAACTATCGGCGCCAGAAAGAGGATTTGGCCTCCAAAATCAAGGAGGCCATCGAACGCGATGCCGATGGCAGGAGAACCGGATGGAAAGTGATTCTCAAATCCAGGAACCAAGGCAACATCGGCCAGGCTGACGAGTACGTCTACATGCAGGAACTCCTATCCGGACGGAATCCCCACCTTCCGGCCATTCTGATCGACACGTACAACTGCCGACCCCTTAAAGCGTCGCTCGAAGGCGCCAAGACACGGAAAACCGACAAGGATCAGATTGCAAAGGATAAACGAAGCGAAAAACTCCCGCCGGAGAGGCTGCCGATGGAATCGACCAACATGTCCGACGCGTTCAAATACCTCGTGATGCGCAAGACCTGGGTGGCTTTGACCCGTAAAGGCACGCGGCCGATCCGTGTCGATGCTGCAATCTAAAACCGGCTGACGAACACCATACGGTTCCCGCCCCGAAAAAAATCGGGGCGTTTTCTATTTTTTTTCGGCAAAATATTTGCATAATAATTAAATGATTATTATATTTGTATCGTCAAACAAAGCAAATGAACTATGAACCCAAGCAAAGAACAAAAGGAGTTGGAAAAGGAGCTGATCTATTATTTGCGGCTTTTCAATGAACTCAAAGGCCGGAACGGGGCCGACAACATAATCCCGTTCATTGAGGCAAAAATCGACGAATTGGTCGAATCAATTAAAATGATGTAAAACAAATCCCCGCCGTGAGAGGGCGGGGAATCAAAACCGAAAAATATGGATATTAAAGCGAAAATGGACGATTTCAAGGATCGCTACATAGCGGCCCGAACGGAAGCCGAACGGGAAGCTATTTTCGACCAAATCCGCGCCGAAATGGACACTGATGCCGAGGGGGTTGCCAAGGCTGTTTTAGCCCAGATAACCGAAACGAACGAGCGGGCCAAAGAGGCCATCATCAAGGACCAGATAAAGGATATACTCCCCGTTATATCGCTGTCGTATATAGCCAAAGAGTACTTCGGCAAAACCAAAGAGTGGCTCTACCAGCGCGTAAACGGGAATATTGTCAATGGCAAACCTGCAAAATTTACTGACGAAGAAAAGCAAACTCTAAACTTCGCACTCAAAGACATCGCTAAAAAGTTGATGAAGATAAGCGTTTCATAGTATTGCTTTATTTGACACTAAACAGATCTGAAACGCCCGCCCCGATTTTTTCGGGGCGTTTTTGCATTATTTCCCAAAAAGACCTGACCAACACCAGACTCGGTTTCACAAAACTGGTCGCCTACCGCATGGCCGACGAACTATTCGACGGGCAGCACGAAGCCGACGCCCCGGCCTGCTGATCCCCGAACACGATTCCGCCCTCTATGCACCGGCCCCGCTCCCCGCGGGGCTTTTTCGTACCTGTTCCATCCGGGACGAAGTATCATATTTCACCTTCCCGGGAGGCGTGCAATTGCACAAGGAGGAGAGAGCGGCTCGGGCTCAACTCGCACACAAAACAACCGTTTTTTCGAGCATTCGGTCCTATTCGGTTAATTCCCAGCGTATTACGCCGAATCAACTCTGAAAAACCATGCAAAAACCGCCTTTTTTCAAACGGGAATCGCCCCGTTTCTCTCCCATAAACGCATAAAAAGAGGGAGTTTGACGCACCCAAACTCCCCGAAACAGGAGAAATTCATCGTTTCCTCCGATGGATCTCAACCTCTATGTAAGGGCAAAGATAGTGAAATCTACAGACAACACCTAATCCAATATCACAAATTGTGACCTTGTCTTTTGTCCTTTCATCCCACCAAACAGCAGGTATTTTTGCGTCATGGATCTGTATGCAGCCATCAAACAGATGCGGGAACTCTCGGATCGCCAGGAGCCGTTCTCCTTTTCCTTCATGTCGTGTTCCACATCGACACAGGATAGCCGCGGGATCGTGGATGTGCGGCATGCCCGACTCCGCCCGCGGCCCCATGCCGACGGGAACCGCTTCGCCGAACTGCTCGAGGAGTACGTGGACCTCGACACCGGAGAAGCCCGCCGGTTTTACCGGCCGCTCCTGATGATCTTCAACGGACAGAAAGTAGTTTTACAATGAAGAAACAAACAACCGGCAAGAAACCGAAAATCCGACATCTCTCCGATTCGGCCGTTATCCTCGACTTCGGAGGTCAGGCCATATCGCTCTCGACCAGCCCCCGAAGCAGTCTCGACAGCTACATCTTCGACATGGCGGCCGACGGCGGAGGCAACTGGGAGCAAACCTATCAGACCGTGCGTGGTTACAAGATCGTCCCCTACGGCATCAACAACGATTTTCCCGTGATGATCCGTGACATCATGGCCCGCAACAACCTCGCTCCGGGGGTACTCCACCGCAAACAGAACCTGCTGACCGGGCAGGGAGCATTTCTCTACGAAAACGCCTTCGACGGCGGCAAGATCACACGCCGCTGGGTCGATGATCCGAACATCTCCGCATGGCTCCGATCCTGGGACTACGATCGTTTCATCGACCAGGCCGCGACGGACTATCTCCATACTGGCGGGTTCTTCGCCATCCATCCCCTCGAACGCGGATACCGCCTGCCGGGACACGGCCGCCGCATCGCCCGACTGGAGTTCGTCAGCGCAAAAGACGCCCGCCTCGAATGGGCCGACTCCCGCAATATCGACGACGTGCGGCACATCCTCGTCGGGGATTTCGAAACGGCTTGTGTGAATTCCGGACTGCGGAGCTATCCCGTATTCGATCCGACCGATCCGGGCCGCTACCCGATTTCGGCATCCTACAACTACACCTATGCTTTCGGACGCAATTTCTACGCTACGCCCGGATTCATGGGTGCCATCCGCTGGATTCTCCGCGGTTCGGACATCCCGATGATCTTCCGGCATGTAACCGAAAACGGATTGAATCTGGCCTATCACGTACACTCCCCGCAGGGATACTGGGACCGGATCGAAGAAAAACTTCGGGAAAAGTATCCCGAAGAGCAGCCCGAGGAGATCGAAGCCCGCTACAAACAGGCCAAAAAGAAGATCCTCGACGCACTGACCGAAACCCTCTCCGGGAAACAGAACGCCGGGAAATTCTTCGAATCCATCGACTCCTATGATGACGACAACAATCTCATCACATGGAAGATCGAGCCCGTAGACCAGAAGATCAAGGACTTCGTGGAGGCGCAGCTTAAGATCAGCGAGGCAGCGTCCTCGGCGATTACTTCAGGCATGGCACTCCACCCCTCGCTGACGAACATCATGGTGAACGGCAAACTTGCCAGCGGCTCCGAAATGCTCTACGCCCTCAAGGTGTTCCTGCATTTCGACACGCGCATCCCCGAGCGGGTAATCCTCGGTCCCATCAACCAGGCCATCGCCTACAACTTCCCCGGAACCCGCTACCAGCTCGGGTTTTACCATGCAGTAGTCATGTCCGAGGAAGGAATCTCCGAATCCGAACGTATGAAAAACAACTGATGCCATGCTTTTCAACAAAGACAACGACGGTCCGGCCGAACTTCAGGAATTGCTGGGCATTTATTACCAGACCAACCGCTACTCAGTAATCGCCACGGAGATCGCACTGGCGGAGGCGGACATTCGCCGCATGATCGGCAGCGAGCTCTTCGCGCGGGTCGAAACCTACTATAATTCTCCGGCATTCGAAACTTCCGGCTCCAACCCCGAAGCGCTGATAGCCCGTGCGGTCCGACTTCCGGTCGCAGCGCTGGCCGTCTACCGCTTCTATCAGCAGAACACCGTAGGCCATGAGGACGAGGGACGCAAAGTGAAACTCGACAAGGAAAACGAGTCTATCCCGTGGCGCTGGCAGATCGAAATGGACGACCGGGCCCTGCTCGACCGTTATCACCGGCTGCTGGATGCCATGTACCGCCTCTTCGAGGAGAACGACATCCCGGAATGGCAGCAAGCTCCGGTGCTCAAACGGCTCAAAGCATCCCTCGTGCGTTCGCTGGATGAATTCCAAGAGGTATTCCCGATCGAGAACTCCTACCACACGTTCTATCTGCTCGCGCCCTTCATGATCGAATGCCAGGAGCGAAAGATCGTGCGGGTCGTCGGGGAGGAAAACTTCCGGAAGATTCTCGCAGGGGATACTGCTGAGGACAACCTCGAGGAGATCGCCGCAGCCGCAAAGAAGTGCATACCGCTCTATGCGGTGCAGACCGCCGTAAAGCGGATGTCGGTGCAAATCCTTCCGGACGCTGTCGTACGCCGCTTCTCGGCATCCTTCCAAGGAGGAAAAGCGAATGAACCGGCCGACATCCTGACAACACGATACCTGCTGCGCACGCTCGAAGAAGAAACCTCGAATGCCCTCACCGAGCTCCAAAAGGCCGTAACCAAGCGGCGCAACGTTGCTGCCCAATATGATCCGCTGCCCGAGAACGATCCCCGAAACAAATACTTCACCGCCGGATGAACACACTCGAAATTCCCGGCCGGGGTATCGAAATCAGCATCCCGGCGACGTACGACGAGATGACCGGCCGTCAGGTCGTCTACATCATGCAATGCCTGGCGAAACATCGCGCGGGGCTTATGTCCATCGACGAGTTCCGGGTGAGGGTTCTGTACAAACTGTGCAGAATCCGCCGGACACTCCGGAGTGCGATCCGAACAGCATGGCATCCCGAGACGCCGGCGCAGCGCGAACGACGGGCCGAACAGGTCGCTCTCCTCTGCGATCAACTTCTCGGCGGCATTCTGGAAAAAACATCCGACGGTTATCAGATCCGGTTCGACTCCGTGCGCAACTTCTGGCCTTCGGTGCGCACCGGCTGGCGAAGGCTCTTCGGCCCGGCGGAGGCTCTGCTGGATATTTCGTTCGCAGAGTTCCGCGGGGCATCGGACGAAATGCAGCTCTATCTGCAAACCAACGACGAGCACCATCTCGACCGGATGCTCGCATGTCTCTACCGGCCGGCCGGCCCGATCCAGCCCTCCGGCCGCCGCGTCGTCCCCTACTCGCCCGATACGCTCGACCGGTACGCCAACCTCTGCCGCCGCTTCAAGCCGTGGCAGAAACAACTCGTGCTGCTCTGGTTCTCCGCATGCGTGAGGTACATGCAGACCGGCCGCTTCGTCATCGGCAGCCAGAAGATCTCCTTCGCCGAACTGTTCAGTTCCGACACATCCGAGAAAGACGGGGACTCTCCCGGGTGGATTACCCTGCTTTACGACTTGGCAGAGAAACGAATCTTCGGAAGTATCGAAGAGACCGATCGGCAGGGGATGATCGAAATCCTTTCCCTATTATACCACTATAAAAAACGAAACGATGCTGCTGCTCGCAAACACCGCTAAACTCATCCGATTCCTCGCCGCACTCCGGATTCCCGGAATTCGGGAGGCAAATGCCGTAGTAGACGAAAGTTCTGCGACCAAGATTCTCGGGAACGCCGCCATAACGGAAGCACAGATGATCATGACGCTCCCGGGGGCGAAAATCGACATGGAGAATGTGGACGTTCACTACGAAGAGAACGCCGTCATCGTCTGGATACTCTCGAAAGGCGCCGGGATGGCCTCCGGTAAAATCGTGGATATAGACGAATATCTGCGGCTGCACGGCCTGATGACGGCGACACTCGAAGCATTTCGCAGGGCGATACGCGAATCGGACAACGGGGCATGCCCCTATCTGGCAGGAATGCAAATCGAGCAGATCGTTGTGACTCCCGAATACAACGTTTTCGGGGGCTGGAACGGGTGGTGCGCGACCATAACGATCCGATAGGTTTCCCCGCGATTTCATATCCGCCCCGAAAAAATCGGGGCGTTTTTGTTTTTCCGGCAAAATACTTGCACAAATGTAATTTATAAATTACTTTCGCGTTATGAAATATAAAGCAAATCGCACAATGAAAACCGAGAAAACCAAACCGACCAGCATTTTGGAAAAAATGGTGGAAGACAAAAAGGCTATCCACAAGTGCATTCGTGAAGGTGGCGATTTGAAAAAAATTGCCAAAGAACGCCATGTACGATTCATTACACCCTTATAGCTACAAACTCTGCGGTGAATTAACATACGAATTTACAACAAAGGCTGGTGTTGTATATGTTGCGTATTTCCTCGATATGACCGCATATGACGACCTTTTCGAGAACGTATACACATTCAATTTCGACACCCGAGTAGAAGCAAATATTCCGCAAGATGACAGAATTGCAGATACAATCTGCGCGATAATCGGAGAGATTTTCAAAAACAACAATAATGCCGTCGTGATTGTCTGCGACAACACAGATCATCGGGAAAAAGGTAGAAACAGGCTATTTCAACAATGGTATACCCGTCTGCACGACACAGCGATTTGCAAGGTGGACAAACAATATAGGTCTGAATATTACGACATCTATTCATCCTTGCTAATACATGAAAATAATCCGGATTTCGATAATATCGTTCGAGCGTTCATTCGACTGTCTGAAAACGGATTTATACCCGAAACCGAAAATGAGGACAAAAACATTAAATCAGATCAAGAATCAGTATTACGGTGAGGCAGGCACGCCAGAACGCGACCGTATCGAACGCGATCTCGACGCATTGCGGATCGGGCTGAAAATCCGAACGGCACGGGAACAAAAAGAGATGACTCAGGCACAACTGGCCGACCGAATCGACAAAAAGCGCACGTTCATTTCCAAGGTCGAAAACGACGGTGAGAACATTACGCTCAAAACGCTGTTCGATATTGTAGAGCGCGGATTGGGCGGGAAATTATATATTGACGTTCAATTATGAACGGGCTATCCTTACTGTGGATCGCCGACGCACCTGGATTACAGATGTGATCGCAATAGAGCCCCCTTTCTATTGTTCCCTAAAGCGTGACATTTCGTCACGCTTTTTTTGCATCTTCCGAAAAGTTCACTATATTTGTAGTGCTAAATCTCAATGCGGTACAATGCCGCCGAATTATTTCGGCTTTTTTTGTACCCGTATATTATTAAATTTAACTGCGTCGAGTTCGGTAGCGGAAACGCCCGACGGCCTGCATTGAGAGCCGAGCAACTCGTAACGCAGTTTTTTATTGCTAAATCTCAATGTTATGAAAACCACCACAACCTCCGCGGCCCCGCTCCCCGCGGGGCTTTTTCATCTCCCGTTTTGTCCTTTCCGACGGGGGCATGGCCGGCTACATTTGTTCCAAAATAACCGCCATGCCTTCACTCGTCGAGCAACACTTCGTCCGGGAGGTCCTCGCCAAACAGGGGGACCGCCTGCTGTATTATCAGGGCAATGCCATCCGCGAAAAGACGAATGCGCATTCCGGAAACCTTTTCGCACAACGAAAGATCGACGTATCCTCCGGCGACGAGTTCTCCGGCAAACTGGCCTTCACCCATAAAATTTACGAGCGGTTCCTCGACATGAAGGCCGTGCAACGGGGCCGCCGGACAATTCGCCAGAACCGCAAGATCCACAACCGGTTCATCGAATACACCCTCGCCAACATCGAATACAAACTCCTGTACGGTTTCACCGACGAAGTGGCCCAGCGTATCAAAGCACAGTTTAACGAACAAAACCCGCAGTAATGGCTTCGAAAATCAGAGAGGAAGACCTCCGGCTGAATATCATCGTAAACGGCGACAACGGCCGCAAAAAGATCAAGGAGGCCGAAGACGCCTTCAACGACTGGCAGGAGAGCATCAGGAAGACGCGCGCCGAGATGGCGGAGTTGGAGCGCCAGGGCAAACAGAACACCGTCCAGTACGACAATCTCAAAAAGCGGCTGGACAGCCAGACCGCATCCGCCGACAAGGCTAAGCAGCGGCTCGACGCTCTGACCCGGCGGATGAACGTCAATACGATGACCATCGGGGAACTCCGCAAGCATGTAAGGAACCTTTCCCGGGAACTGAACCAGATGGACCCGCGGGATGCCAGGTGGAAAAAGCTGAACGCCGAGCTGCAAACTACAAAGAACCGACTGCACGAGCTGACCGGCGTCTCTCGGGGAATACAGGGCGTGTTCGACAAACTGGGATTCGGGAAAATAGAGGCTGCCGTCGGAAAACTGTTCGTCTACTACAACGCCATCAAAGGCATCTTCAGTCTCTTCACCGGCGGGATCAACAAAATCCGGGAGTTCGAGCAGGCGAACGTGAATCTCTCGACGATCCTCGGCGTCCATGTCTCCCAAATGACGGGGCTCACCAAATCGGCGTTAGAACTCGGACGGACGACCGAATACACCGCATCCCAGGTCACGAACCTGCAAACCGAACTGGCCAAGTTGGGCTTCAACCAGCCGCAAATCCTGCAAATGACAAAACCCGTGTTGCAGTTCGCCACGGCTGTCGGAGCAAATCTTCCGGAAGCCGCGGCGCTGGCCGGCGCAACGCTTCGGGCCTTCGACAAGGATGTATCCGAGACGGATGACGTATTGGCGACGATGGTCGTAGGGTGCAACAAGTCCGCCCTCTCGTTCGAGTATCTGCAAACCGCCATGTCGATCGTCGGGCCGGTGGCCAAAACGTTCCGGTTCGACGTTAAGGATACCATCGCCCTGCTCGGAACCCTTGCAAACAGCGGCTTCGACGCATCGAGCGCCGCGACGGCGACCCGCAACATCCTGCTCAACCTCGCCGATGCAAACGGGAAGCTCGCCAAGGAACTCGGCCAGCCCATACGCTCCCTGCCGGACCTGATCGACGGCCTCCAGCGGCTCGACGCCAAAGGTATCGACCTTGCCAAAACACTCGACCTGACCGACAAGCGCAGCGTGGCGGCGTTCAACACGTTCCTGCGGGGAGCCGGCGCGATGGGAGAACTCCGCGACAGCCTGCAAGATGTTGATGGAGAACTCAAACGCATACAGGAAGAGAGGCTGAACTCTGTCGAAGGGTCTGTAAAACTCTTGCAGAGCGCATGGGAGGGACTGATGCTCTCCTTCTACAACAGCAAGGGATTCATAAAGGCCGTAATCGACGGGATCACCGGGCTGATTGAAGGCGTCACCAAACTGATCGGGCCCAGCGAATCCCTCATAGACCAGTTCGACCAGCAACTCGACAGGGTGGCCACGTTGGAAAGCACCATCCCTCCGCTGGTTTCGGAGTACGAAACGCTCCGCAGCAAAACCGAACTGAATGCCGACGAACATGAGCGGCTCAAAACCGTCACCAAAGAACTCGCCGATGCCTACCCCGGGGCAATCAGCGCTGTCGATGAATACGGCAACGCCATAGAGGTCAACACGGAAAAAATAAACCGGTTTCTCGAATCCGAACGTGCCCGTCTGAAATACGTCTATGCCGATTCGATCAAAGACCTCGAAAAGGACATCGCCAAGCAGGACCTGATTATCAAAGCGGCTCAAAAACAAATCGAGAACGGCGTCGTATACTCCGGGTCCAGAAACTACCGGGGCTCCGATATGTTTCGGGAGCTGCGGCCTGATGAAATCGAAGGACTCCAAGCACAGATCGCCGAAGCCCAGCAGATTCGAGAGGGTGCCCTGGCACAACTCAAACGCCTGAACGGCCAGGAACTGGAGGAGATGATCTCGGCCCAGAACGAGCGGCGCGAGGCAGAGAAAGCCGCCGCGGAAGAAGAAAAGAAACAGCGCGAAGAAGAGGAGAGGCTCCGTCAGGAAAAGCAGGCGCAGCAAGCTGCGGCGGCCGCCGCTTACAAAGGTCTCGACGAGAAGGAGATCGCCGAGCGCATTGCTCTCCGAAAGAAATTCCTCAAGGGGGAGATCGCCACCGAAAAGGAGTACAACGACCAGCTCCTGCAACTTAACATCGATTCCCTGAACAGGCGTCTCAATTCCGGAGAACTGAAAGGCAAGGAGCGCCTCAAGGTCGAGGAGCAGCTCACCACCCTGCTCCTGCAACAGAAGAAACAGGAACAAAAAGACCTCGAAGAGATCGAGAAACAACGCATCGACAGCATCACCGATCCCGTCGAAAAAGAGGAAGCGCTCTATGCCCAGCAGCAGAAAAAGTATGCCGGGAACACGGCCATGCTCGAGCAACTCGCCCGAAGCCATGCACGCAAGCTCACGGAGATAAAACTCAAACAGGCCCTTGATGCCCTGAAAACCGAGGAGAACCGCTACAAGCAGGAGCGGGACCTGATGGTAAACCAACAGAAAGAGGAACTATCCTTAGCGACGCTCACCGCCGCACAGCGTAAAAAGATCAAGAAACAGCAGATCGAAGAACTGAAAGCCTTCGACACCGAATACTATACCGAAATGTTGACAAAGGTCCGGACGCTTTTCTCCGAAGGACAGATCGACATTCCTACGGCCGAAGGACTTCTCAAATCAATAGACCTCGATTCTGAACTGCTGAGCGACGAAGAAAAACGGCAGCTCCAAGAAATGATCGACACCATCACGGCCAAACTCGCCGCGGCGAAGGATGCCGTAAAGGAGCTGGGATACTCGTTCACGACCAAGCAGGGCGACATCCTGGGGTTCTCTCAGGATGACTGGGGCCTGTTCTTCGAAAACATATCCAGCGGCAAGGCCGGGGCCGACGAACTGAAAATGGCCCTGACGGCCGCCGCAGAGGCTGCCGACATGGCGATGACCCTATATTCAGGCTACGACAAAATGATGACGGCAAAGGAGAATGCCTCGCTCAAGAAGTTCAAAAAGAACCAGGACGAACGCAAAAAATCCATGGAGAACAGGCTCGATGCCGGGCTGATGACTCAGGAACAATACGACGCCGAGACCGAACGCATGGACGAGGAGTACGACAAGAAACAGGAGGAACTGGAAATCAAGCAGGCCAAACGCCAGAAGGCCCAAAATCTCGCACAAGCTACGATTGCGACGGCGCGGGCCGTGGCCGAAGCTCTTCCCAACCTTTTTTTAGCGGCAATCGCCGGAGCCATGGGTGCTGCACAAATCGCCATGATCGCTGCAACGCCCATCGCCGGAGCCGAAGAGGGCGGCCTGCTCGTCGCACGCACTCAAGACGGCCGAAAGTTCCAGGCATCCGTAGAGCCTGACAAGCGGGGATATGTCGAGCGGCCCACGGTCATCACCGGGGAGAACGGACTCGAGTACATCATACCCAACGAAGCCATGAAGAACCCTACAGCCCGACCTATCATCGGACTCTTCGAAACCGTGCGGCGGCAGGGAAACCTTGCAGACTTCAATTTCGGCGAAGTACTCCCAGCTCTCTACAACATTCCCGGCAGGGCCGCAGGCGGAGCCATTTCCCCGGGACAAGCAATCGACACGATCAATGCAAGTCCGACGGTTTCCACCGCATCCGAAGGTTCTGATCCGGCACTCGTCAGGCTGCTCTACACGGCGGTAGTCAGGCTCACCGAACGCCTCGACGAACCCATCCGCGCCGATGTGTCCCTGATGGGCAAGGCCGGGCTGATCGAGAAGCAGCGCGAATACGAACGTATGATGAACCGCGGAAAACTTAAATAGACATGTTACTGATCAAAAGTCTCGAATCCGGACGCACGCTCGACATCACACCCGGGCAGGAGATAACGCTCACCCTCGAAAATCCCCTCTTCGCAGACGACCGCATGCCTGTGGCCGTCTCAACGGGCATCGAGTTCCCGCTCTCCCCGACAAACAAGGTGGAATTCCGGTTCGTCGATGTCATGATGATTCCGCCCGCCGTGCAAAAGATTCCCGCCGCCATCATCTTCGAGGGCTTCGAACTATTCTCCGGGGAACTCCAGTTCGACGAGTTCTCCGACCAAACGCTCAAATACACATTCGTAGGTGCCGATGCGACAGAGGCATTCTCCGGGAATATCCACGAAATAGCGTGCCGGGACTATGGAGGCATGGCAATGTCAACATTCGTGCAGAACGCCCGCAAAGGAGATTATCCCGATATCGGACTCCCGATGATCGTCCGCAAGGCCAACAGCGCAAAGATCGAATACCCCACGGCCGCAGGAGAGGCGGAATGCTCTTCGATCGACAAATACGCCAACCACCTCTACACCAACACCCCCTATATCATTCCGGCAATCAAGGCAGCCTATCTGCTGGAGAAGATCCACCCCAAGCTGATCTTCCCATCTCAAATCCAGGACTATCTCGATCGTATGGCCATACTCGGAACCTACAAGCCCGAAGCGTGGCAAAATGACCGATACGGCATCCCCTATACAACACCCAGCTGGAGCAATCCATATATCGGAGACGGATTCAATGCCGCGGAGGCCCTGCCCGAGATGACAAAGGCGGAGTTCATCGCCAACATCCTCAAAATGTTCTGCGCGACGATATTCCCCGAGAAAGGATACTACAATGTACGCACCAACAGCTCGATACTCCAAGACAAGACATTTATCGACTGGACGCAGAAGGTATCGGACATCTATGCCATCGTCGCCGGAGAGGCCGGAAGCTACTCTCTGGAATACGCCAACGGCGAGCAGAACTACGATCCCGCCAAAGAGGAGGAGTTCGACGAAGAACTCGCACAGAGCATCTATTCCGCATCCAACTACGAGGAACTGATCTCCAAATTCCGAACTTCGGACAACTACGTCGATGTTCGTGTGACATTCTCCGGGAACGTCTATTCGGGAAAAGCCGTGAAAGCCTACTTGTACTGGAGCCGCTCTCCGGGCGTGATGGGAAAGCCTATTTTCAACAAGACAGAAACCTCGATACCACTCATCGACATCGTATTCCAGGCCAATGTCAACAAGATCGAGTTGTCTGAAGGAGGCGGCGACGGCCAAAACTACGAAAACAACATCGGCTTCATCTGTACCCCTTGCATCCCGGCAAATGTCGCAACATTCATCTATACCGGATCTACGAACGCACAGGTGACGCTCCGCGCCATGGCACCCGTCGTCGATATCCCCACCGTCGGCGGAAACCGCCCTTCGGACGTATACATCGGGTTACTGATCGAAAACAACTTCTTCGATCAGGGAAACTATTTCACACGCCCCGAGCCCTACATCGACGGAGGCACCGAGATGGCGAACACACGTTATTCCATCGCCATCGGAGGCACCAACGGGCTCTATGCCAAATTCCACGAGACATTTGCGCAATGGCAGGTGAAGAAGAAAGACTCCGTAAAGGCCGATGTGGTACTTTCTCCCGCCGACATCGCGCAACTCAAACTCTGGCGCAAGATCATGCTTTACAACCGGCTCTTTCTCATCAAGACCATGGAAATCACGCTCTCCGACAAGGCAACGGTAGCATTCGCCAATGCCGAATTCGTAGAGGTGTAATTGTCCTTTCATCCCGATTTCTGAAACCATACATTTGACGAAAAAAACATGGGATTCACAATTCGCGGTCACTATGCGGTCTCCTTTACGGAGAATGCCAGCAATATCGTTTTCTCCGAAGTCGAGAGTCCGATGCGCATATCGTATTTCATAGACGACAACGTGATAGTCGATAATGTCGAACTACATCCGGATGCGAACGGGGAGGTCACCATCCACGTCCGCCAACTGGTTCGGCTTATCCCTTCGCTGGCCGGTCCATACACAACCACCAAAAATCTCCCACAGGTTGCGTGGAGTGCTAACAAAGGTGGCGAAAGTATGAAATTGGGCAGCTACTTAATGCCGGGAGGAGTATCGAAACCTTTCGATACGGCATCTGAAATCATCGACTTCTTTGCCCGGAACTTCCTGACGCACCAGCCGCAGATCATCGAAACAACACCCCGGCAGCCGCAATGGCTGGCATTTGTCCGGCCGTACCCCTACCAGACAATGGAACTTCACACCACGCTTTATACCGCCGACGGCCGTACATTCACCAAACAGATTTCGGAGACCCCCGGTTCCTACACATATAATCAGATCGACACGAGCTTCGGCGCCTGCTGGCAAGAATTCTGCGAAGAAAAGGGCCTCATTCCCATCGCCTACGATGTCTTCGGAACCAGCCAAAAGGCCCAAATATCGGGAGGGGTCACGACTTTGATCGACAAGCCCAACCACCCGATCGGGCAACGCTATCTCCTGCGTAAGGACCGTATGGACGATCAATGCTTCGGGTTCGTGAATGGCATGGGAGGCTTCGACACGCTGATGATGCAAGGAAAGACCATTCTCAAACCAGAGGGAGATGTCGAGACCTTCACCAACTCCGAGGTCGAAAAGGAACTGACCAACAACTATACCTCCTACTGGGAGACTTCCACCGGCTATATCGATTCAGAGCGTATGGCCGCACAACATCAGGATTTCATCAAAAGCCGCGACCGTTGGGTTTACCGCGACGGCGAATGGCATCGGATCATTGTAGATGAATACAAAGTCGAACACGCGGCACGCGAACTGAATGCGTATACCTTCAAATACCACCTCGCAGAACGCAACGAGCAGCGTTTTTACGAGCGGGCAGAACTTCCCGAACCGCAGATCATACCCGGAGAATTTTTCCCCGAAAGACGATAAGATTTGTCCTTTCAAAGCGGACGCCGACCTCCTAATTTTGCCTCAAACGACCTGCACATGGAAACGAAAGCCGCAAAAATACGACTCAACAACCAAACCGATTTTTCATTCATCGAACAGTTTCAGGAATCCGATGACAACGGGAATCCGGTCCCGGCTCCCGTTCCCGAGGACAGCATAGATTTCGAAATCGAATTCTTCGCCGACAACGGCGTCCGGTTCAAGGTGTCCCGCAGAAACGGCATATACGATCATTGCGAAAAACTCGACGACAACCGGCTCTGCGTATATGTCCCCCTATCTAAATGTTTCCTCGGCAGCGGGTGGCTCTGCCAAAAGCTATGGATCAGCTCGCCCGATGCGTTTTGGAACAACGCCGCGAGGAATATCTGCATCCCCTCCTGTCCCGGGATTTGGCTCTGGAACGGACCCAGCGACGACGTGAAAGCGTCGGCAGAGATCGAAGCATTCATCGGCACGGTATACCGCGGCAAAGACGGCATCACGCCCCACATCGGAGAGAACGGGAACTGGTGGATAGGAAACGAAGATACGGGATGTCGGGCGGAACCGATCCATTTCGGCCCCCGGGAACTGTTTCCGGAGACCGGAATTGCCGGAATGCTCTACATCGACACGGCAAACGAGAGGGCCTACCGCTGGGACGAAGCAGCGGTCGCATACCGCTGTGTCGGATGGGGTATCGACAGCAGCGACGAAATAATACTCTCCGCGCAGGACGAGGCGTAAACACCGACCGATACGATAAACATCAACGCAGAAGCACAGATGAACACATCGATTACAGAAATAATGGCCATGCAGCGCACGGCCCTGTTCCGGCAGAATTTCGAAGAAGATTTCCCCTTCATCTTCCGGTTCCCGGACGGCAAGCGTCCGGAATATCCCTGGAAGATCGTTTTCAACACCTACGAAGGCCCGAACAAGTCCAGAATATCCTTCACGGCGGCGTTCGACGGAAAACACTACACGAACTGCCGCCCCGTGGACGATACGCCGGATGCGATGCTCATAGAGTTCAAAGACCACCGCCTGCCTCCCGGGAAACTCTGTTTCCGGCTGCTGCGCAACGTTCCCAATGACTTGTTCGAAAGCGGAGAGCAGAAGAAGGTGCTCCCGCAGCTAACCGGATGGGAACTTTGGGCCGGGAGAACCGACTCGGAAACGCCGGCAGCCGCAACGGTTGTTCTGGAGAGGATGCTCCGGGGCATAGGAATCCCATCCGGCGGCAGCGCCGGCCAGGTCCTCGTGAAAAAGTCCGACAAAGACTACGATCTACAATGGCAGGATATGGATGCTGCCGGCGGAACGGCCGAGTCCCTGCATTTCGGATCATACCTTCAATTCCCGGCCGTAGGAAATCCGGAAGTGCTCTACATCGATACCACAGCCGACAAATCCTACCGATGGGACGAAACCGGACTTTGCTACAAATGTATCGGAGTCGGAATAGACGACGAAGACGAACTCATTTTGGACAACAACAGATAACCCTTTCAATCTTATCATTATGGCAACAAAAACTGTAAAAGCACGTCTTCTGCTCAAGACACAGACCGCGGCCGAATGGGCCGAACAAAATCCCGTCCTTCTGAAGGGCGAGGCAGGCATCGAATCCGACACCCGCCATTGGAAGACCGGCGACGGGACCTCCGCATGGAACGATCTTCCCTACCGCGCCGAGGGCCTCGAAGTCGGGGCCGCAGCACCCTCCGACGCGAACGGCATCCCCGGAACGTTCTACTACGACCAGAGTGCGGGAAGACTCTACATCCTGCTGAAGAAGACCGCAGGGAACGCATGGGAGCAGGTGGCGCTGGCCTCCGATCTGGCGGATCTCGGAGCCGGCGACATGCTCGCGTCGATCTACGCCAAAGCCGCCGGAGCAGGCTCTTCCACCGGGAAAGTCGATCACGCCCTGCAGGCTGACAAACTCGCAGCACCGCGGACCGTAGCCGTCACGGGCGACGCAACGGCCTCGGGGTCGTTCGACGGCTCCGCAGACCTTTCGCTAGCCCTGACCCTCGCCAGCATTCTCTCGGCGCAGTCCGATGTCCGGCTTCCGAAGATCTCCGTGGACGCCAAGGGCCGCATCACGTCGATCTCCGCCATGGCTCCGACCGATGTCCGCACCCTGCTCGAACTCGGAACCGCAGCACAGAAAAACGCCGGGGCTGCGGCCGGGAACGTGCCTCTGATCGGCGCCGACGGAAAGCTCGACACCGCCATCATGCCCCAGCTGGCGATCACCGACATCTTCGACGCCGACTCGAAGGCCGCGATGCTCGCACTCGCGGCACAGCAGGGCGATGTCTGCCGACGCACCGACGAGAGCAAGACCTACATTCTCGCAGGAACCGACCCCAAGGTCGAGGCCAACTGGAAACTCTTCCTCATGCCCGAGTGCGACGTGGTATCCGTGAACGGAAAGACCGGAGTCGTGGTGCTCTCCACGGACAACATCGCTGAGGGTGGCACGAATCTCTACTGGACGCAGGAGCGCTTCAATACCGCATTCGCGGCCAAAAGCACGACCGACCTCAAGGAGGGGGACAACCTCTACTACACGGACGCCCGGGCAAAGGCGGCTGCCGAAGCCTATCTCACCGACGAGGAGAATGTCTTCATTCTGGACGGCAACGCCTGACGACGATGGCTACGAAGACTCTAAAGGGAAAGTTTCTGCCCCAATACAGGACCTCGGCGCAATGGAGCGCCGCGGACTCCGTATTGCTGCGCGGAGAGATCGGCGTCGAAAGCGATACCCGCAAGTTCAAGTTCGGGGACGGAACAACATCGTGGAACAACCTCGGGTATGCCCAAAGCGGAACGACGGGCGGCTCCGGGGAAGCTGCGACTTACGAACCCGTTGAAATCAGCGAATACGGCGCCATTTACGACCTCACATCGCTCAACAAAGTTCCGGCCGGGGCCATCGTGACGTGGTATGCCAACGGGTCGGTCGTGGATGGAGACTATGGTCCTTTCGGAGGTATGGCGAAGCGCGTCGATGGCATCTACATCGCCATAAAGGGCTCCGAAGACGACACCTACCGTCAGGGCATACTGCTTGCTTTTCGGACGGACGGGGAGGAAAAAAGCATGGCATACGCCCATATATCCGGAGGACCGGGGGTCGGCGGAGTCGCCAGTGCCGGAGACTGGGCCGTTTACACCCCGGGAGGTTCCTCGGAAAGCGGAAGCGGCAGAACTGTCGTAGCCTCCGGTATAACGTGGGACGGGGTTCAGTTTAAGAATGTCACCGTTCCCATGCGGGCGTTTTCTAACCAACCGAATTATATTATCCGGGGATACGTTGGCAATGCCAATGCAGCATACGCATTTTCATGCGAGACATGCGGGTGTCTGTTGTCCGACGGCATAAACTTTATAGCTTCGGGCATTGTCAGACGGTCATTGACGGCCAACACCTCACTTGTGGTTACAGCTAATTATGTTGACCCCACCGAAGACAACAATCCTTATAGAGAAGCTGCCTTTGATACGCTCAGTATCAGGCTGACGGACTCTTCTTCGGATACGACCGTCGTGATCACGGAAATCATCGAGGAGATAACCACGGGGGGGGGTAGCTGATGACGAACCGGAGGTTCCGGACGAATACTTCCTGACCGTGGACGGAAAGACGGCGACCGGCGACGGATTCGCAGTCACAAGCCATTCGCTCGACTCGACGGCGCAGATGCTGGAGCTCGCATACACGACGAACGGAACACCGCAGATCGCGGCAATCGCAGGGGAGTTCCTTTCAGCGCAGATCGTAGGGGAAGAGGCCGCAGAAACCCAAGCGACGGAGACCTCGGGAACCATACAGATCGAGGTGCCCCAGAATACGGGATTGCTCCGCAGCGGGTCTGTCACGCTGTCTTTGGCCGAAGACGAGTCCGTACAGTGTACGATCTCGATCTCCCAGTCGGGGGGGGGACTGACGTAAGGGAGGTCATCATCGACGTGCACGCATGCGGAGTTGAAGCTGGCGAAAATATAGAGCTTATGTTCGAACTCACTACTTCGTGGCTTGGCTGGTTCGATGTATTAGACGATCTGACGGTTCGAGTCTCGTTCAACGAATTATCCAGCATGATAGGCCAAGAGTTAACAGACCATGTAGGTGAGCGGTTCTATATCGAAGCCAGCAACAACGGCGAATGTTGGTTCGGACCGATCCCTGCCTCCGGAAACATCGAGGCGGAATTAGTTTAGTTCTAAAACATTAAACCCTATTGCCCCGGGGGCTCTGACCGGCGCCCGGGGCGCAAACCGAAACAACGACAAAAACAAGCATGACCGGAAAATTCGCAGGAACTGTCCTGAACATGGGTTGCAAACTGGCGGAGATATTCCAGACGATTCAAGGATGGTGCGTCGCCATGTGCGTCTTCGTGGCGAACTTCTTCGCCGGATACGAAGGGGCCATCAACGCCGTAATCGTCTGCGTAGTCCTCGACACCGTCTGGGGAATTGCCGCGCAGATCAAACGCGGGCATTTTGCGCTCTCCGAGCTCGGACGGCATGGAATGCTGTCCAAACTCGCACTATATGCCTCGGTGATCGTAGGGTTCATCCTGATCGAGCGGATGGCGGGGATAGAGTCGCAAATCGCAGTAGTGACGATATGCACCCTGATCTGTCTGGTCGAACTCTGGTCGATGGCTGGTTCGGCCCTGATCGTAAACCCGAAAATGCGGTTCCTGCGAATATTCCGCGAAGTGCTCGCCGGAGAAGTAGCTCGCAAAATGAATGTTTCCGTCGGCGAGGCGAAGCGATATTTGGACGGAACGAACGAGGCTTTATAATATAACCGAAAAAAATGGCAACGAAAAAAGAACAGATCGAATTTGTCCGGAAGATTTACCCCGCGGCGGCCCGGCTGTATCGCTCCGGCGGAGTGCATCCGCTTTTCGTGACGGCGCAGGCAGCCCTCGAAACCGGATGGAAGATAAAGGGCGTCGGCAACAACATCTTCGGGATCACGAAGGGCAGCAGCTGGACCGGCCCGGTGTCGCTGGAACTGACGACCGAATATTTCAAGACCCCGAATGTGAAGTTCAAGGCCCCGGAACGGGTCGTATCGGTCGAGCAAGTGGCCCCCGGAAAATACAAATACCGCGTCTACCGGTATTTCCGAAATTTCGCGTCGCTGGATGAATGTCTCGACAATCACCTGGAACTGCTCCGCAAACCGGGCTATGCCGATGCGTGGCCCTACCGCGATGATCCGAAAGAGTTTGCCCGCCGGCTGATGGACGGGACGGGTGCGAAGTACGCCACGGCGCCGGACTATGCCGAAGTGATGGCCTCGGTGATCGACAACGTGGCGCGGATCGCAAAGACAGAAGGTTTACTCTAACTTAAATATCAAAACGTATGAAATTCTCCGAAATCATCGATCGGCTTAACGAGGGAGAGGCGTTCAGCCGTTATTCAAGCCCTGCATGGGCTGGTAAGTTCATCGTCAAACAGATTCCGCAGACAGTACCAGCGGAAGTCGTTCCCCGCATGACCAGTTTACCGGATCGTGCGAAAGCTGTTATCGGAACAATAGGGGACGGCAGCATATCGTATCACGACCAGGTGCTGATCATCGAAGTAAACGACGACTGCTCGAAATCCCATGCAACGTCCTACATCCCCACATGGGAGGATATTTTCGCTGACGACTGGCAGGTACTATGAAACGCATTCTGATTATCACCCTGCTCGTGATAGGCGGGTTGTTATGGTTGCAAACGGTCCGCCTGCGGGGCGAACGGGCCGAGCGCAGGCGCGTCCAGTCCAACAACGAGGTCTTGACCGACAGCGTGGAGTTCTATCGAACCGAGAGCGGAAAACACGCCGCATCCCGGCAAGTGCTCGAACTCAGGGCGTCGGAGATGGAACGCTACAACGCACAACTGACCGCGCAAGTCCGGGAGCTGCGGATCAAGGTCCGGCGGCTGGAGGCGGCGGCCACGACGGCCACGCGGACCGAAGTGCAGATCACGGCGCCCCTGGAACCCGCAGGTCCGCAGCCGACAGCGTGGGAGAAATATGGTGCAGGGGTGCGAAGGGCTGCCGATTCGGTAAAGGCCGCCCTCGATCGGGAATTCTCCGGACTGCCGAAAGTCCCCGAAGCGAAGATTTTCAGATGGGCGGATCGGCATGTGAGCGTAGACGGCATAATCCGGACCGATTCGGTGAGCTGCCACGTTACAAGCATCGACACCCTCCGGCAAATCGTACACCGGGTTCCGCGGCGATTCCTATTTATCCGCTGGGGCACGAAAGCAATCCGGCAGGAGGTCGTGTCGTCGAACCCGCACACACAGATCGTTTATACTGAATACATCCAATTTACCAAGAAAACACGATGAAAGAATTTCTGAGAATCGTATGGGCGGTGTTGCTCTACCTATGGCAGCTCCCGCAGAACCTAATCGGCCTTGTGTACTTGGCATTCTGCTTCGACCGCGTGAAGATCACCAAGCAAGGCGGGGCGGTGTTCTACGCAACGAAGCACGTCCGGGGAGGAATGACGATGGGACGCTATGTTTTTATCTCTCCCAAGAACATAGCCCGAGAACCCGTATACGATCACGAGTTCGGCCATGTCAGACAATCGAAACGGTGGGGATGGCTGTGGCTGCCCGTATTCGCCATTCCGAGCGGCCTGCATTGCCTTTTCTGTCGCGCGGCTAACTACTACCATTTTTATACCGAGAGGTCGGCAAATCGGCTCGGAGGAATACCCAACTACAAAGGGGAATACCACTACCACATGGACGGACTGATAGTCACGTATTGGGACAAACTAATTGCTCTCAAAAACAAATATTTCGCATAACAGCAAATCTCAACCGATTGAGACCCCAAAAAGAGAAGAGGACGGTGTTGACCGCCCTCTTCTCCACTTATAAGATACCTTTGTAACTCTGAAGGCGTGGATTAGCGTTCAAAACATCCCGTGGTGTATAGGCATCCGTAATCTGAAGCGACGAGTGCCGCGCCTGCTCCTTAACGGAAAGAGGGTCAAGTCCCGACCGAAGCATATCCGTGATACCCGAATCCTTCAGCGAATAGAACTTGTATTCCTTCGGGAATTTCAACGCCGGAACAATTTCGTTATTCCAATAGTGGCGATAACTCCGTTCGCTGCACAACTTAGGCCCCGGCCGGAACCCGGTAGAGAAAATATAATACGAAGTCGGAGCATTGAAATAATCCAAATCGACGAGCATTTCCAGAATCGGCGTCGGAAGCGTAACCACCCCCGATTTTTTATTTTTCGAAATCTGGCCGTCAATATAGACCGTTTGTTTAGCGACATTAATGTCCTGCAAGCGAAGACGACATATCTCCTTCGGACGGATAAGCATATAATGTAGGAAATAGCAGACCAGCAGGAACGGCCGGTTGTGTGCGTCAAGCCAGTCATGGAGACGTTGCATATCCGCCGGCGCGATGACCGTCCGGTTCTTACTGCCAGCACCCTTTCCGATACTCTTCAGCCCTTCCGTCGGTTTACTTTTCAGATATAAGTGTTGAACCAGAAATGACGAGAACTCCCGGAGAAACGCCAGATTGTTGTTGCGCGTAGTCGGCGAATTGCCCCGTTCAACATAGACGTAATCCAGAAAGCGCACACAAAACGAACGGTCGAACTGATAGACATAACGAATGGGCGATGCTTGTTGCGCATTCCAACGTTCCATGATACCCGCCGAACAATTATAGCCATGTACGGTCGATTTTCGGAGAACACCGTCATCCTGTAACTTCCGGAGGTAATTTCGGTAGTGCACCAATACATCCGAAAATAGTTTATAGGTATAATCCGCCTCTGCCTCCACCCACGGATTCCACCCCGTTTCGAGTTTCGTAGAAAGACGATGACAAACTTGCGCAGCATACCGCCGGCGCTGTGAGGCATTCCCCACCGAATTTATCTTGATCCGTTTGCGCCGCATTTCACCCTTCGCCGGGTCGAACGCATAAAAGGAAATGAACCAGCAGGAGCCGGTGTGTAGTTTCGGATAAGTGAAAGAAAGAATTTCGTTTAGCGCGGAATTTCGCGCAGTTTCAACTGACAACATTTTTTTTACATTTTCACCGAAGTAAAAATGTATATCATTGAAAATCAGCCCGCCAAGAAGAAGAAACTATGTCCCGTTTCTGTCCCGGCATATTTACGAAAATTCTCGCAATATATTGATTACCAATAACTTGCGAGAATCTCAGTAGTGGATAGGGGATTCGAACCCCTATGTCATGCGTGAGAGGCATGTATCCTAA